ATCAGATAGAAGTTGTTATCTTCGCAGAACTAATCCCATGAGGTGTAGAAGATGCCGTCGACAGTATACAAGGGTGATTTAAGCGAGATTACGTTCGGCCATGAGGCTGGTCTGTTCCTAGAGCATGACTATGCAGGTACTTTCAGATTCATTTGCAGTTTCGATACCGATGGCAACGCAGCCAATGCACCGCATCATGACTTGGTCAAGGATACGAGCGTCATCACATTCACAGGCGGGGCAGCAAACACTCCTGTCAACGCTGGCATCCTACGATACCCGAATGGTATGCTAGTCGGTAGCAGGCTGGTATTCAACGCATCCGGAAACTTCTCTGCTGATGACTACAATTCGACAGGCCGTATCTACACCATAGTGAAGCAAGAGGTAGCCAACGATGGCAACAACGACAACGATGGCAAGACTGAGATTACGGTCACGCCTGCTCTCAAATCAGGCAACTCCGCTGCTGATGTGACATCCGCAGCCGGTGACGCAATCACAATTCTACCATTCGGCACACCTACCATTGACGTTAGCATGACTCATAATGACGCTGCTAACGCATCAGCGGAGCGCGTCCTCACTGACCAGTTCGTCGGTCTAGTTAGCACCGTCGCTCTACCGGAGACCAAGGTCGACCTCAAGAGGTACCACGTCGTTGGTCTCGGTCGTGATGTGGCAGTTCAAGTACCGGG